CGGAGGGAATTGTATAAAATTCGCTCATAAGGATCATGCTGGGATCCGAACTGTAATGCAAATCACCTTGTCTGTCCACAGGGTGTCTGCTAGATTTAGGCGGATCACATTAAAAACATGTTAAGTTTTGAATGGCTTGATACTGAACAAAACTTTGTACATCAACAAGTCCTTATGGACGCCAAAAAGCTAGAGAAAGAAGATTTACTTAAATTATTTGATATGGTACACAAGCAGTCACTTATACGGAATAGGCTTTTTAGTGGCTTAGTTAAACACTGTGTACGAACTGGTGTAACTTTGCCTTCGTTTGACACGTTGCTTGCACCTCAGGAGATCAAACGTAAGCCTGTGTCTACCTGATTGCCATAAAAAAGCACCGTTGGTACGGTGCTCGGACGGCTTCAACAGGGAATTGTAGCCTAGAAGTCAATCCCCAGGGCTTTGGCCTGTTCCTCTGTAAGCTCCATCGCTTTCTTGCGCTTGGGTTGCGGAGGGGCGGCAGGAGCTTCCTCCGTATCCTTTGCGTTAGCGGACGGCAGCGAAGGTTGGAACCCTGAGGATCCTCCAATCTGCGAGGGGTTCTCGGCTGCAAACTGAGCCTTGATTGCCGCGTGGTCTGAACCTAAGGGTAGTTCCACCAAGTTGGCGCCGGGAATGTGCGACTTAAGACAGTGTGCTGCAGACGAGGCGCCTTCGACCGCAAGCCACTCGTTAATATCCTCAACGAGCTTCTTCTCTTCTGCGCTTTCTGCAGGACGATCCTTGAAGTCCAGAGCGTTGTAATTGATCTTGGCTCCGTCAGCGCCTGTAACGGGATCTCTTTCGTTGAAAGATTTCGTTACAAACTTGCTGCTCGTTACCACGGAGGCACAGTTAATCCTGTTGTTATACAGGGTCTGGAAGTACGAGATGAAGTTCTTCTGGCTGGATTTACCAGAAATCATTGCCGTCGTTACACAGCGTGGGGGAAGCAACCGATGATTGGGAGACACACCGATGAAGGCGATGCGTAGAAATTCCTCTTGGTTGCGCATCCCTAGGTTGCCGAAGTAAGGCGTAAAACCTATAAGGATGAACTCGATCGGAATCCCGTTGTCGTTCGCATCCACAATCGCGGAATCGGAGTCCACGTCTGACTTCCAGCGACGAGCTTGGAGATCAATACGCAGTGTATGGGGAGGAACGTTAGCGAGAATCTCGTCTTCGGAAAAGTTGCCAGCGATGAATACCATAGTTAGATACCTAGATCAAAGGGAGAAATCAATAGAACCAATAGCCGCAGCAGCTACCTTACCTTTTTCAGGATCAGCAGCTTTCTTGGGTGCGGACTTCGTAGATTTGGGGAGGTAAAGGATTTTGTCCAAAGTGTAGTTAAGGTAGTTTTTGTCATCCTTTTCGCTCGTGGATACTTTACCCACAGCAATCGTGGGAGTTCCGGGAGCTAATTCTGAGAGTTGTTTAGAAAGCTCGGCCCAAGCTGTCAGTTTTATCCAGTTAGTTTCTGAGTTTTCAGACTGCCAAGCCAGTGACCGGTTGGTAACCGTTGTGTCTGAAAGCTCGACCTCATCGGATTTGGGTCCGAGACCGCCTGTTGCAATGAAGAGGTTGATTGCCAGCAGATCGTCGAAGTTATCTCTTGTTACAACCAACATGGGCTGCATCTGGAGAACACCGTCCAGCGTTGGCCGCGTGGGTCCAATGGCCAGTACAGTATCTGATTTTTTAAGATCCTGTAGTAGTTTTCCTACGTAGTGGTTTTTGTCTTGAAGGAGTTGAACTTTTGTGTGTACACGTTTTTCGTTGGAGGGTAGAGAATCAGCTAAGACGTTGATTACGCCTTCATTTTCTTGGGCTGGTTCTGTGATCGTCAGACCGAGTAGAAAGACATTCACGATTTAGTTTCCGGTAAATAGTTGAACGGTGGACTTTTAGAGCCTTGGCAGCCTGGGTTACCCCAGAGCCCTGGCCTAGAAATGCTAGGAGCATATTGGTGTCCGCGCCAGTTAATTTTGAGTTTTTTCCTGATTTGTAGGAGAAGTGGTATGGGTTTATGCAGGATTTACAATTGCAGCTTGGTCTAGCCACAACACCTTCTCTGGGTATATCTAAGTATTTTAGAATTAAATTTCGTACGTAATACCGTTGTTTAAACACATAGATGCAAGGGACGTTATTGCTGAAAGTCTCTGTCCAAGGTTCGCATGTTCGGTAATCATACATATTTGTAGCTAGTTTTTTAAACAAAATAGCCAAAGGAGTTTCTCTGTATTTTGTGTATCGTAAGTTAAATGAAGTTGCATCTAAAGCACGGCAAATATCTTCAGCTTGAGCCACAGCGTGGTTACTATTACTCGCTTCTAAAGCTAACTTTACAAACTTGTTGTTCTTTATTATTTCAAGTTGATAATCTTTATCAATATTCATAAAATGTTATTTAATCGTAACCACGAGAACTGTTAGCGGCTTCCCAATATTGTTGAGCCGAATTGGGTGTGTAAAAAGCTACACCTTCTCGTTGAAAACCAAGTGAAGCTAGGTTCTGTGCTTCTTGTGCATTACTTGTATAGAAATGTTGCCCCGTGGCAGCCTGGAAATATCGATCAACTGCTGTTGAGTTTTCAGTCGGTGTAGTGTATGCCGCACCAACCGTTCCTTCGACAGTATATCCCGCACCTGCCGCTACATCTTTTTCATCTGCTGACGCAGTGTAAAAGTGATTACCTGTTGAGGGATTGAATAACCTATAAACATCTGCGGTTCCGGTCTGACCGGAATTTTTAAACAGTTCAAATGCTTGACCTTCTGATGAAAGTCCAGCTAAGTTCCCTTCTTCTACATTACTGGTATATAAGTGACGACCTGTGTTAGGATCTACAAATCTATTTATAGCCAGCGTTTCTGGAGCGCTTACAGGTGCAGGTGGAGTAGGAGCAGGTGGAGTAGGTGCGGGCGCCTGAGGCTCCTCTGGAGCTTTAGGTTCTGGGGCTTTAGGTTCTGGAGGTTTAGGAGGCGGGGTTTCTTCGGGTTCTGAAGAACCCCAGTCAGTGTTATCTTTAGGTGCTTCGTAAGCTGCGGGTGGAGTATATGTAATACTAGATCCCCCACCTGGTGGAGGCGTGGCAGCAGCAGGTTTACTTGGAGCAGCCGGAGCTGTCGGAAGTAGATCAGTTTTAATAGGAGCTTCGACTGGTTTTTCTACTCTGTTTAATCCGTAACTTAAAGCTGAGCCACGTGATGGTTTGTTATAGGTTAATCCTGTTTCAGAAACGGTAAAGCGATTACCAGCGATTTCTTTAGGTTCGCTGCCATCAAAACCTGCTCCTAAAGCTTCCAAGAAAGTGTTCCATTCTGCATCGCTGCCTGGACCAGATTCTGGTTTACTGGGCTCCAATGAGGTGTCTGCGTTATCTGCGCTTGATGTTGGCGCTCCGCCTCCCGCTAATCGAATAGGTTCCTGTGTATCTTCGGCAGTAGGAGTATCAGCAGTTTCGCTTATGCCTATGTTTTTTCGTTCTTCTGGAGTTGACAGTTCAAGCCAGTTAGAGGGGAACATTGTGCCCCCAGCGCTAAAGGAAGAACCTTTTTTTAATGTTTGTCCAGCTAACTGAAAAGCCATTAACTTATGCTCGGATTAAAGATTTTAACTAGCAGTGGGCGGAGCAGAATTTCCCCCCGTGGTAGTAGGGGTCTTAGCTTTTATCTTAAATTTAGGTTTGTATACGTTACGTAAACCTGGAAAATATGAAGTTAATAAAGAATCTTCTTCGCCGTCATCGGCAGACTCCGCACGGCTAAAAGTGTCTCCGGCAAACCGCATAACTTCACGTAAGATCTGCTCTATCTTAGCAACTAGATGGATCAATATTTTCAACCATAAACCGTTTTAACACATGGCGTTTAGGGCTGATCATGTCCAGTGTCCTTAACCTGAACAGAGCTTCCTCGTATGTTTTAAATATTTCTGCCTTGGCTCTGTTGGAGGAGTACTCGGCCACTTTATTATTTTTTAAGTAGCTGTGGACGTACAGTCCATCCTTGGACATGATGGCCCACGTCTCCTTGAACTTCAATTTGGAGTGGGAAGCCATCTCGGCCTCTGTGTATAAACGAGGGGTCGTAGCAAGTTTAGTCATTTTTTTGGGGGTTTCATGTTTCTTAATGTTTACAGACTTAATAAATGTTTTTTTTAAAGATCTAGCTTTGTTTGCTGCGCGTAGGGCGGAGTCAAACATTTCTTCGGTTA